CAGACGTGAGATCGTCGCGGTTCAGAAAGTCCGCGACGGCTGTCTTGAGCGTGGCATAGGTCGTGATGGTCATTTCTTCTTCGCCTCGTTGCGGGCCGAAATGGCCTTGGCTTTTGCCTTAGCGTCTGCCTTGCTGCTTGCGCCCCATGCGTTGAGTGATAGCAGAAGTCGCGTGGGTTTTCCATCCTCATCACGCTCGGGGCCGGGCATCCCGCCCATCCGAGCCAAGAAGGACGCCCGGCGCGGGTTGTCGCCCGCCTTTACCGGGGCCTTCAGGTTCATTCCCTCGGCCTTGGCAGACGCGCGGCCCTTGGCGTTTAAGCCGCCGCTGGGCGACTTGCCTTCCTTACGCTGCCAAGCCGGGGTCTTCATTTCTTCTTGGCCGTCTTTGCTGATGCCTTGAATGCAGCCGCAGTCGGCGCGCCCCTTGAGCCGGGCTTCCGCATCTTCTCGTCCGATCCGGCTTTGATACGCTCACGCTTTTTGGCAATGTTTGCGTAGAGACCGCCGGGCATTACTTCTTGCCCTTCATCATGCACTTGCCCATAGCCTTGCACTTGGCGGGGTTCGGGCAGCCTTTGCACGGGGTGAACTTCACTGGCTTTTTCATTTCTTCTTCGCCTTTCCTGCTTTGCTGAGAGCGATGGCAATCGCCTGCTTTTGCGGCTTGCCGGATTTCATTTCCGTGCGGATGTTAGCAGAAATCGTCTTGGCAGACGAACCTTTTTTGAGTGGCATTATGGCCTCCTCTGGCGCGGGGATGCCGCCACCCTATCACATTACGCGATGCCTTTCAAATTTCGTCGCAATGGTGCGCCCCAATCGTCCTGCGTTGCCATCCCGGCCTTGTAGATCGCCACCAAGCCAAAGGCATCGGCGGCATGGCTGGAGAAGTCATGCTCTGGCCCGAGCCCGATGCCGCGCACCTCGTCCCGCTTTTCGTGATACCAGCCGAGAGCCTCGCGCCCGCCGCGCGTTGTCTCCTCGTTGAACCTGATCGCCGGGAACAGGCGGCGCGTTGCGTCGATACGCTGCAATGCAGCACCGGCACCTTGGTTCTTCACCAGATCAACCACGAAGCCAGCCTCGCGCAGGTAGGACATTGGCGTGACGGCATAGACGCTGTCGTGCTTGCGACCGTCGTGCGGCAGGACGCAGACGGCCTTCTCGTAGTCATTGGCCCGCAGCCAGTTGACGTGCGCCTCGAAGGGCTGGCCGACGGCTTCATAATAGTCCAGCACGCGCACCTCGGGGCCGATGAACTGCACGATCCAGATCGACGTGGCGTCGGACTTGGACGACGTGCCGCCTATGTCCCAGCAGGCGTAAACCTTCATCAGCGGATCACGCGGAATGAAGCCGATCCGGCGCTTAAGCTGGGCGTCTGTCAGGTGCTTGGCGTAATAGGCACCTTCGAGGACGGTTGCATATTCGCCTTCCCAGATGTGGCCGTATCTCTCGGGCTGGTTCTCTAAGCAATCCCGGCGCTCTTGCTCTAGGACGGACGGGAACCACGGATTGTCTGACCAGTTGGCTCGGACAACGACCGATCCTGATGGCGTGATAGGCCCGCGCAGAAGCTGGTCGATGGGATCGGTGGGGCGCGATGGGTTCCAGCTAAACCAAAGCTCAGACTTCTCGGCGCGGATTGTCGGGCGCAGAAGTGACAGGGATCGGTCGGACAGGGATTGGGCTTCTTCAACCCAAGCCCGGTCGAAGCCTTCAAGCGATTTCACGCTGTCTGCGGTGTGATCCTGCATCCCTTGGAAGATGATTAAGCCATCGCCGGGCGTTTCGATAACCTCGCGGAATACCTTGAAGCCTTGGGCCTCGCCGAGGTTGTAGGATTGCAGCGTGTCTTCGATCAGCTTCTTGGCGGATTGCTTGAGGGACTTTTGGACTTCGCGGATGCAGACGCTGCGGTGGCCGGGGAACATCAGATGCTCTTCGGCGAGAAGCCCTGCGAAGAAACGTGACTTGCCCGAGCCTCGGCCACCCCATGCGCCTTTGTATCGCGATGGGTTTAGGAGCGGCGCAAAGGCCGCTGCCGTTCTGATTTGCAGTCTATTCTTGGCCATCAGCGTCTTTTGGCTGGACGATAACGCGTTCAATGACTTGCGGCGTCATAGTGCCGTCTGAGGATGTCAGGTCAACCTCATGCTTTTCGCGCCAGCCTGCCCGTGTTTTCATCCAGAAGATCATGGCGGCGGTGTCGCCCTTCGTGGCTTTGTTGAACAGCGCACCGCCGACCGAAGCATTGGCACGGGCCAAGGCTTGATCCAGTTCCTCTCGGTAGTATTTGGTCAGCGTTTTGCCATCGATGCCTAGGATGTCCGCGATGACCGCTTGCGGCGTGCCGATGGTCGCGTGAAGCTGCACAAGCTGGCGGCTTTCCTTTGACGGTTCGTGCGGTGGGCGGCCCATCTTACTCATGCGGCTTCTCGCTTTTGCTTAAGTTGGTCATAGGTTTCGCCCGTCGCTTCCAGCGTTGCCTGCTGGCCCGTGAAATCCTGCCAACGCTTGATGATGACGTCGCAGTATTTCGGGTCAAGTTCCATCATAAAGCAATTGCGCCCAGCCTGTTCTGCGCCAATCATGGTTGAACCAGACCCACCAAATAGGTCTAGCACGTTTAGAAGCTTCACATGGTTGCCAAATGCACGCACCGACAACTCAACTGGCTTTTGCGTCGGGTGGACGTAGTTGGTGTCTTTTTTGATGGACCACAGGTCGCTTTCGTTTTTAACCACCTCGTCAATCTTGCCGTTGAACAAGCAAAACTCATGCTGGTGACGATATCCGCTGCCCATGCCGAAAACGTTCTTGGCCCATACAATGCAGGCTTTGTAAGGCAACTGCCCTTGCAGCACGCCATAGAAGTTCCAGTTGCACCAAACATAGTAAACCTTTGGGTCAACGGCGCGGATCACGCCGCAAACATCAGCTATGAAATCTGCAAATTGCTCTTGTGGAAGATTGTCATTTTTTATGACATCATGCTTGCCGCTGCGCCCGTTGAAGGCCACGTTGTAAGGCGGGTCAGTGAACACCATGTCAGCCTTCCGACCCGCCATTAGCTTGTCCACCGCGTCAATTCTTGTGCTATCCCCGCACATCAGCCGATGCCGCCCGAGAACCCACACGTCGCCTTCGACCGTCACGGGAACCGCAGGCACTTCCGGCACAGCGTCCTCGTCTGTCAGGCCCTCGGTCGGCTCGGCCAAGAAGTTTGCAATCTCGTCCACGCTGAAGCCCGTCAGGTTCAGGTCAAAGCCTTGGCTGTCCAAGTCCTGCAATTCGATTTTCAGCAAATCGTTATCCCAGCCTGCGTCCAGCGCAAGGCGGTTGTCCGCGATGACATAGGCACGGCGCTGGGCCTCGGTGAGGTGCGATGCCTCAATGACGGGCAGATCGGCAAGCCCCAGCTTTTGGGCTGCCATGACGCGCCCGTGGCCTGCGATGATGCCGTTCTCTCCGTCCACGATGATCGGGTTTAGAAAGCCAAACTCGCGGATGCTGGCGGCGATCTTGTCCACTTGCTGCGGTGAGTGTGTGCGGCTGTTGCGGGCGTATGGCACCAGCGATGCCACAGAAACTGTTTTATAGTTCGGAAATAGTTTCATCTGTCGGTCCCCGGTGCAGATTGTCTGTCGCGCATCTTAACGCTTTACCGCCAAATATGCAAACTGTCCTACGCCCTCGCGCTTGCAAAACAGGAAACACCGCTTTTCGGTTTCGGCTTTTGCGGCAGCAAAGCGATGCAGGCCGCCGCAGAATTGTCCAATATGGTACACGATGCGGTCGCCCTTCTGCGCCTCGGCCAGCGCGCGGTAGAATGCGTCCTGCTTTGTTTCGCCTGTGATGTATACCGTGTTGGTCATTCGATCACTCCATCGCTGAGAAAGTCAAAGTCATCTTCCAGATCGGCCTTCGGTCGGCGAACCTGTTTTACCTCTGCGCCGGGGAATGCCAACTTCACCGCGTTCACCAGCCCGTTGCGGTGTTCATGCAGCGCCACCGCCACCTCACGCATCGTGTGGATCGCGATGCCGGGTCGCTTGGCGTAAGCTGCTGGCCACTCCCTGCCGTCTTCGATGATGCCGTAGACGATGCCTTCGTGTTCGTGTTCCCAGATCATCGGGTCCGACACTGGGCGTCCGAGGCTGACGGCTTCGGCGTCCATTGCTGTTAGCCCACGCAAGCATATCTCCACCCAGAACTTCACCTTGTCGGGATCATGGGCATCGATGGCCCCGTTCAGGCCAGCCATCGCCTTGCCCCACTTTGCCGCGCTCTCGGTCGAGACAAGCTCGGGCAGGCGGTCGATGCCCCAGCGTTTGTCCATCGCTCGCACTGCCGCGTCGAAGGGTGCCAGCGCGAGATCTGATTTGATCTCATTGGCCGTCGCACCTTTGTGCAGGATGCGGTCATCTTTTTTCTGGCGTGTTGGTCTCTGTGCCATCGTATTGCTCCTCTCGTTTTCATTTTCGGGTTCGCCCTTGTTACGGGTAAACCCAGCGCGTGCGCCTCTGCCGCGCCGCTAGGCAGGCGGCAGTGGCGCGCTCTGCGCCGCTGGGTTTACCCTATAGGGCGAAATCACCAGTGGCGCAGTCCATTTGCGCCGCTGGCGCGCCACTGAAACCACACTTTCAAATCCAGTGGCGCACATCAAAATTGCTCCCCAACACGACCTACAGGGCGCACACCTTTGCGGTCTTTGCGCTGGCTTTCGGAGCGATATTCGAACTCCTCAATCAGCCCCTTGTCGTGCCATGTCTTGATGATGCGCTTGGCTTGCCCGTCGTTTTTCATGTGGCTCGGATCATCAAACGGGAAGGTTGTTATGACGCGCCCTACAAAGCGGTCTTTGTCTTGCGGGCGGATGGAATAGTATTCCTCTGATCCGTCCTCCGTCCTCGGCCCCAGTTCGATCATCCGCAGCATCTCGTTCACGACGGCATCGGTCATGCCCTTCCATTCGTCTGGCAGGTCGAACGGCACGCAGACACCGATCCACTCTCCGTTGTCGATCTTGACCCCGATCATCTGGCGGTAGGTTGACTTGTCGGCAGGCGGGGCGAGATTGGCTTTGCCATCGTCCACCCGGAAGATGCCTTTTGCTTTGTCCACTTCAACGCCCAGCTTCATGGCGTCGTCCTCTGAGACCTTATTGACCACCCGTGCAGCCCGTGCCGCCCCGATTAAAGAGCCTGCACCACGCACGCTGTCGATGCTGGCATCTTCGCCGTTGCCTTTGCGGATGTGATGGACCAAGCCGATAGCGCACTTTGTCTCGTCAGCCACTCGCCTTATTTCCGCCACAATGGCGTTCACGGCCATGTTATCGTTCTCGTTGATGTTGTGAGCGCCGACGAAGGGGTCGATGAACACGCAGCCGATCTGCTTTTCGGGGATTTTGGCACAGAGGTATTCGACCAGCTTGGTGTTGGGCAGAACGCCTTCGCGGGTCTGGATGCCGAACTTTAGGCTGAAGTCTCGGCCCGCGTTGACGAACAGGCGGCCCTCTACTTCGGATGGCTTGATGCCGTAATGCCGCATCGCAGCGAGAACCCGGCGTTGGATTTCTTCCAGCGGGTCTTCGAGGTTGACGATCCAGACGTTGGTGCGCTCTTTCACCTCCTCGCCCAGCAGCGGGCGGCCTGTGACGATGGCGAGGGCTTCCACGATCTGGAGGCTGGTCTTGCCGATGCCGCCTGCCGATGCCAGCACGCTGACGAATGACCGCAGATAGTGGTGGGCATATATCCAGCGGCGAGGCTCAATGCTGGCCTCGTCAAACATGTCGTAGAGCGTGGGCCAGTCCGGGGCCGCCTCGGGGGCATCTGGGGTGTCGAACGAGCCAAGGTCTATGTCATCGGCCTTTGCGCTGGCAGGTGCCTCCTGCGCGGCCTGCGGGGCCACATAGTCAAAATCATCCATGCCGTTCTCTGGCACGTCAATCTCGGTCTTAGCCGGGCTGATCTCAAGGCCATAGGCACGCACGGCTTTGTCGAAATCGCCGTCGTGTTCGTAGTGGACGAACAGATCGAAGGCATCGCCCCAGCAATATGAATTTTCGCCGAGGGATTTTGACTTACCGACACCAGCGGCGGCGTCCGATCCTGACAGGCTTACCCAATGCGATAAGAAGTTCTGCGTGGCGAAGCTGGGCGACGTTTGATACCGAGAACGGTAATGCTGGGACGATCCGCGCCGCTCGTATTGATAACGAGCGAACAGGTCTTCGATGGAGTGGTCTGCATTAAAGGCATCGACCGGGCTGACCTGATCGGGGAACTTCTGCCGACGCTCTGCACGCTGGCGCTCACGCTCGGCACGCGCCCGGTCGGCCTGCTCGGCAGCGAGGCGGTATTGCTCCAGCCTGCGGTCGATTTCTTTGCGGATGGCGCTGTCGGCGTCGAGGCGCAGCATGCCGCCACGGACGATGCAGTGCTGATAGAAGATCGGGGTTAGATCGGGATTGCGTTTGCCGAGCGGTACGTTGGGCAGGTAGATCGGCTGGCCGCAGCGTGCCAGCGCGCCGTCTGGATGGATGCCATTGGCATGCAGCAGGTCGAACAAGGCGGTCTGGGCCAACTCATAGTCAGCGCCGGACAGGACGCCCGCCAGCGGGATCAGGACGCGCCATTTGCGGTTCTCTGGTGTCGCGCCGGAGGATGAATAGGCAAGCAGGCTGACAGGCCCGCAAACGGCCTCTACGGCGGCCAGCACGTCATCTAGGCTGGGGTTGCCCCGGTCGATGTCGAGGGCGAGCATGCGGAAGGCTCCGCGCTCACGCTGGGCTTCGTGCGATCTGCCGTCGTGTTCACGGTAAGTTGAGGGGATGAAAAAATCGGCGTCGATCTTTTCTTTCGCCTGCGGCGTGGAAACCATGCGGGCGATGTCGGCCCAAGAGATGCCGGGGTATGTTTGGCCGGGCTTGTCGATGAGTGTGTGGAATGATCCGGGCGCGGTAAGAAAGCGGATGTCAGACATTGTGGCCACCGCGACACTTGCCACCAGATATTGCGTGCATTATAGTTTCTCCTGCAAGGTTTCTCCGCCTGCACACAGAACCTGCTCCTCCCTCGGTTCTGCCTGCCTTAACTGAACCCCGGCGCGTTGGTCTCACGCCGGGGTTCTTTTTTCATCAAAATGGGATTTCGTCCCCCAGATCATCAGCAATGGCTTGGCGCTTCTGTTCGGTCAAGGGCGCTTTTGCCTGCTCGAACGGATCGGCCTTGCTTTCGACGGTGTCGAAGTCATCCATGCCGCCGTCGCCATAGCGTGCCTCGGTGACCTGCACCGCGTCTAGCAGGAGGCTGATGCCGCCGTTGCCATCGGGATCGATTACGGCCACGGCCCAAGCGCGCACGGTGCCTTTGGAGCCGCCCCAGAAGGCCAGATCGGCCAGCGGTTGCTTCTGCCCGTCGATGACGGTGGGTGCCTTGTTGGGCGTGCCGTCCTTCTTCATGCCGTTGCGCTTGGCGGTGAATTG